CCAAGAAAGCTAAGAAGGTAGAAGTAGATGAAAGTGAAACTCTTGAAGTTGTACGAGCACGTGACGAGAGTGGACATTTCATTGCTGACGACCCCAGTACTCCTGATGTAAATGAGGCTTGGGTAGTTAAGACTAAAGCGACTAAAAAGAAATGACACTTGTAGCACCCGGCAAACCAGCACGTATGCGTTCAGTGTGGGGCCACAATAGCGGTACTGCTACTGAGGTTGTGTATACTTGCCCTTCTAACTGTACAGCAGAGCTTACGTTTGTACACGTAGTTAATGGCGGGGGTAGCACAAACAGCGTAGACGTAGAGTGGTATGTTGCGGCTGACGCTTACACCTCACACTTCCTGTCAGGTAAAAGCCTAGGGGGTGGAGAGTATGTTACCTTCACTGATATTGACCTTGTACTGCAGCCCGGAGATAAGATACAAGTAGTACCTTCTAGTGCAGGCCACATCGACACTATCCTGACTGTAACTGAGACGTTTAACCCTGTTGGGTAGTATTGCTATTATACATTTAGCATAACGGGTATTACAAACTAGCAATAGTAACAAGTGACTGCCTGAGTATAACTATGTCCATGTCTAACACAAAGGAGCATGGACAGATGGAACTTATACTCACAGGATCACGTATTACACTTTCTACAATCAAAGCATGGTTGGTTAAAGTAGTTAAAGCTATGATTGAAGCAAGGCAAGCAGAAGCAGACCGTCAGATTGCTGCTATGCACTTGCACAGAATGACAGACAAAGAGCTACGTGACATTGGTATTACACGTGGGGACATAGAAAGAGCAGTTAAAGGTAAGTACTGACTACATACAAGTCTAACGAGAGGGGAGAAACTCGTGGACCCATTTACTATCATGGCAGGGGCTACTACAGCCTACAATGCTATCAAAAAGGGCATAGAGCTAGGCCGTGAGCTGCACGATATGGGTTCACAGCTTTCACAGTGGGGGTCTGCTATAGCTGACATGGATTTCATCCACAGCCAAGCAGAGAACCCTCCGTGGTACAAGATGGGTGGCGGCGCAGATGCTGCCACTACCTTTGCTAACAAAAAGAAGCTGCAGGCTCAGAGAGCAGAACTAAAGCAGTACTTACAGTTCAGCTACGGACAGAGCGGCTGGGAAGAGTATCTGCAGATAGAAGCAGACGTAAGAAGGCTAAAACAAAAGAACGAGCACCGTAAAGCTAAGCAGATGCGGAAACTCATTGAGATTGGCTTAGCGATAATCGGGATAGCTGTATTCCTAGGCATTACAGGTACAGCGTTCTACTACATCGGTGTATGGCAAGGAAAGTGGTAACACAATGGCACGACAGCTAACAGAGAATCAACAGAAGTTCCTAGAAGTCCTCTTCGATGAAGCAGGAGGTGATGTTGTATTAGCTAAGAAGCTGGCTGGCTACAGTGACAATACACCTACCCGTCTCATTGTAGAAGCTCTTAAGGACGAAATAGCGGACGCTACACGCACACACTTCGCTCGTTCTGCACCTAAGGCAGTCATGGCTCTAGTTGGCGCTCTAAGCGACCCTACAGAGCTTGGTATCCGTGACAAGATGGCAGCTGCTAAAGACTTGCTTGATCGTGCTGGTCTGGGTAAGGTAGATAAAGTAGATGTTTCTTCTTCTAGTGGTGGTGTATTTATCCTGCCCTCTAAGGAAGGCAAGAACGAGTAACCCATGAATCGTAAATCTTTAGGGTACTGGCAACTGCCTAAGCCCCATAAAGGCGAGGAGAAAGAGTGGCACGTAATAGCGAGAACTACCCGCACAGTGCCTTTCGGTTACAGAATACACCCTGATAACGATAAACTACTAGAGCCTATCCCTGATGAACTAGAAGCATTAGTACTTGCAAAGAGACATCTAATGCAGTATAGTTATAGAGAAGTGGCTATCTGGCTAACAAAGCAGACAGGCAGATACATCTCTCACATGGGATTAAAGAAGAGGATTGATATTGAGCGAAGACGTAAGAAAGCAGCTGCAATTAAGCGCAAGCTTGCCCAGCGGCTCGAAGAGACCCTCAAGGAAATACAGAAGCTCGAAGAAGAAAATATCGGAGCGTACAGAATCAAAGAGTGATCCTCCTGATATTCAACTTAAAGATAAAGTTGATACTTCTACACATAAAGTACCTGCAACACCTAAAGCAGAAGCGTTTGATGTAGAAGTGGCCCAAGATGTTGTATTCAAACCCAATCCGGGGCCACAAACAAGCTTCCTTAGCGCCTCTGAAAGAGAGGTACTTTACGGAGGAGCAGCTGGTGGTAAAGCTAAAGTTCCTACTGTCGCCACCTTTCTGTAGTAATACAGTCAAAATAAACTTCGTGAACTGCTGGAAAACCTTTACTCTATATAGCACTACAACGTAGCCCGAAAGAGCAAGCGTGACAGTTAAAAAAGCTACATAGTTAGGCAATCAGCATCCAAGCCCCTAAGTTAAACTGATATGGGGAAGGTTCAGAGACTATCCAGAAATGGAGTAGGGGGTAACTCCCCGAAGTGCGAAGCACCCTACAATACTTTAAGGGTGAAGATATAGTCCAAGGCAAAACTAATCCGGTCTAACAGCCGAAGTACCAAGAGGTATAACCTATGTATTTGCTATACAAAGCAACATCACCGTCAGGGGTCTTAAGTTTCCTCTGTCGGGCTATGTGTTAATTGTATGCTTCACAGATTGGTACTACATAAAAGATTAGTTTTGCCTTGGGTAAAAGTTACGCTATGCTTGCAGACCCGCTTCATGGTCTAGGTAACCCCAACTTTAGCGGCCTGCTTGTACGCCATACTACAGAAGAGCTACGTGAGCTTATCCAGAAAAGCCAAGAGTTGTACCCTAAAGCTGTACCGGGTATCAAGTGGTCAGAGCGTAAGTCTCAATGGATTACTCCACAAGGCGGCAGACTCTGGATGTCATACCTAGATAAGGACATGGACGTTACACGCTATCAGGGTCAGGCTTTTAATTGGATTGGCTTTGACGAACTTACTCAGTGGCCTACTCCTTATGCTTGGGATTACATGCGTTCACGTCTACGTAGTGCTCACAGCACAGACTTAGGTTTGTACATGCGTGGTACTACTAACCCCGGTGGTGCTGGACATGCTTGGGTTAAGAAGATGTTCATTGACCCAGCGCCTGCAGGTAAGCCTTTCTGGGCTACAAACATTGAGACTGGCGATACTATTACGTTTCCTAAAGGGCATAGCCGTGAAGGTGAACCCCTGTTTAAGCGTAGGTTTATCCCTGCTAGTCTGTTTGATAACCCTTACCTCTCTGCATCTGGTGACTATGAAGCTATGCTTCTGTCTCTCCCAGAGCACCAGCGTAAGCAGCTGCTTGAGGGTAACTGGGATGTCAATGAGGGTGCTGCGTTCCCTGAGTTTAACAGGAAGATTCACGTAGTTGATCCCTTTGAGATACCTGACTCGTGGGCAAAGTTTAGGGCATGTGACTACGGGTATGGTTCTACAACAGCTGTTCTTTGGCTTGCTGTTACTCCTAGCGAGCAGCTTGTTGTATATAGAGAGTTGTACTGTTCTAAAGTTACTGCTACCGATCTGGCAGATATGATCTTGGAAGCAGAAGCAAAAGATGGTACTATACGGTATGGCGTGTTGGACTCGTCCCTCTGGCATAAAAGAGGTGATACTGGCCCCTCACTAGCAGAGCAAATGAACATGAAGGGTTGTCGCTGGAGACCTTCTGATCGCTCTCGTGGCTCAAGGGTAGCAGGTAAGAACGAGATACATAGACGCCTGCAGGTGGATGAACATACAGAAGAGCCTAGACTCGTGTTCTTATCCACCTGCACCAACATCATAGCGGAGCTACCTATTCTCCCCTTAGATAAGAAGAACCCAGAAGATGTGGACACTAATGCAAACGACCACGGCTATGACGCACTTCGGTATGGGTGTATGACAAGACCTCGTAGTTCCCTGTGGGACTTCAACCCAGCAAAACAAAACGCAGGCTTCCAGATGTCTGACCCCAGCTTTGGCTATTAAGGATACTAAATAAATGGCAGAAATAGATGATCTTTCCTTCGAGACAGACGAGGTTGTAGCAGCTGAGTCAGAGGATGATAGTATCTTTGAGAACGTAAGCAATCTTATTGGGTTTGTTACAGATCGCTTTAACCGAGCAGAGGATGCACGTTATGCTGACGAGGAGCGCTGGCTTCGCTCTTATCGTAACTACCGTGGTATCTATGGCCCAGAAGTGCAGTTCACTTCAAGTGAGAAGTCTAAAGTATTCGTAAAAGTAACCAAGACTAAAACGCTTGCTGCTTATGGTCAGATTGTTGATGTACTCTTCGGTAACAATAAGTTCCCTCTCTCTGTTGAACCTTCCGTTCTGCCTGATGGTGTAGCAGAGTCTGTACACATCAACGTAGACCCTAATGCGGACCCAGCGCAGAGCGTACTGAGCCAAGCATTTGGTCAGGAACCCTCTAAGCCTTACTTGATTGGCCCTGATACAAAGCTAGAGCCGGGTGAGACACGTACAACCCTACAGAAACGCTTGGGTGGTTTGGCTAACAAGCTGGCCCCTGTAAGCGATAAGATTATTGAGGGTGACGGTACAACTCCTACCAGTGTTACTTTCCATCCTGCTATGGTTGCAGCTAAGAAGATGGAGAAGAAAATCCACGACCAGCTTAATGAGAGTGGTGCATCAAAGCATCTACGCTCTATGGCTTTCGAGATGGCACTGCTTGGTACAGGCGTAATGAAAGGCCCCTTTGCTCTTGATAAGGAGTACCCTAACTGGGATGAAGAGGGTGCGTATGACCCCCTAGTTAAAACTGTACCGTCTACTAACCATGTATCTGTGTGGAACTTCTACCCTGACCCAGAAGCTACTTCTATGGATGACGCTGAGTATGTTGTAGAGCGTCACAAGATGTCACGCAATCAGCTCCGTGCTCTGCGTAGCCGACCCTACTTTATCTCAGATGCTATCCAGACAGCTATCTCTAAAAGCCCAGACTACGTGCGTAAGCATTGGGAGATGAAGATGGAGGATGACGAGACTAATCCTTCTGAAACAGAGCGCTGGGAAGTACTGGAGTTCTGGGGCTTTGTTGATACAGAGATGCTTGAAGAGCATGGCATTAAGATTCCACGTGAGCTGCGTAACTTGGTTGAGGTTAACGCTAACATCTGGGTGTGTAACGGTGAAGTGATCCGCTGTGTGCTTAACCCCTTCAAGCCTACACGTATTCCTTACTACGCTGTGCCTTATGAGCATAACCCCTACAGCTTCTTTGGTGTAGGCATTGCTGAGAACATGGATGACACACAGACTTTGATGAACGGCTTCATGCGAATGGCTGTTGACAATGCTGTACTTTCTGGTAACCTTCTTATTGAGATTGACGAGACTAACCTTGTACCCGGCCAAGACTTGTCAGTATATCCGGGCAAGGTATTCCGGCGTCAAGGCGGTGCTCCGGGTCAGGCTATCTTCGGCACCAAGTTCCCTAATGTTGCACAGGAGAACATGCAGCTCTTTGATAAGGCACGGGTGTTAGCAGATGAATCTACTGGTTTCCCTTCTTTTGCTCATGGCCAAACAGGCGTCAGTGGTGTGGG